ACATAAAAAATGATTTAAAAAATCCAGAACTTGTTGCTAAATTAAAAAAATATCAAATTGAAGCATTTTTGACGGAAGAAGGTAAAGTCTTAAATCAATTGTTAGCAGAAGACATTCCTCCTGATTTGCAAAGATTTCTTACAAAAGTTAGAGACATTCGAAATAACTACTACCTCAACATTTCGGGTAAAGCTGTTACTGGTGGAGAGGCATTGCGTAACTACGGCGTTGTTCCTCAACCCGGTGACACTCCAGAAGTAATGATGGACAAACTACGGGGTATGTCTAAGCGTATTGGTGACCAAGTTTCTGGTATGCAGCAGTTGTTTAAGTTGCCAGACATTCAGCTTACTCCGGGTGCGCCAACATCTTTGAGAGAAAATGAAGATTACTCATTGCGTGGCGCAGGAACATTAGAGTACAGCTCTGTTGAAGAAGTTAATGCAGCAAAGTTACCTAGCGGAACAAGAGTCATGATTAATGGCAGATTGGCAGAGGTGGAATAGTCATGGGCGTTAAATTTATAGACGAAACACCGCCAGCCACAAAAGGCGTTAAGTTCATTGATGAACAAAAGCAAGAACCTACTGTCTTAGAAAGAGGAAAGAAGGTTGCCGAAGAAGCGCTAACTAGCGGTATTTTTGGCGCTGCTGCTCCAGAGATGATGCAAGCAACCGGTCAAGGAATTAAGAGGATTGGTCAGGCGGCTGGTCCTTATGGACGTATACCTACAGCAGTTGGCAGCGCAATAGAAGCTGGTGGCACGGCTATGAAGGGTGCAAGACCCGCTAGTTTCTTTGCTGGAACTATTGGCGGTGCTGGTGGTAGAGGTGCAAGCAATACAGCCGCTAATACTGGTCTTTATGGCGGTGGTGGTAGTGGAGGTTATGTAGCTACTAATGGTGCTGGACAAGTTGGCGGTGCTGGCTCACAAGGTGTCATCTTTATTGTTTATAGCCCATCAGGAACAGTAATTAATAATAAATTTTTCCTACTTTTTTAAAATATGACAATAGATAAGATAAAAGAATTAGAAAACAACTTTGAACGAGCAGTATTCCTAAAAGGTGACCCAGTATTACCCAGAGAAGCAAGCAGATATATCTGGGCTAATGAACACCTTTTAGGAAAAAACATTCTTGAAGTTGGATGTTCAAGCGGGTATGGCATTCAATTTTTACCCAACGATATTTGGTATGTTGGCGTAGATTACGATGAAAAAATTACTCAGTATGCCGCCATGCAAGGCTGGCGCAATAATACTTTATATGTTCATGCCGACATCAAAACATTAGAGTTGCAACAACACGATACTATTATTGCTTTTGAAGTCATTGAGCATCTTGATAATGGTTTAGAAATTGTTGAAAAACTAAAAAAACATTGCAAGCGTTTACTTATTTCAGTCCCATACAATGAGCCTGTTGGTTTTTGGGGTGAGCATCATAAGCTACATGGTTTAACTGAAAAAGATTTGCCTGACTTTAAGTACGAATTTATTAATCAAGACGGCTATTTAAAGCCGCATATTGACCCAGCAGATAAATTTAATTTAATGCTTTGTAGGTGGGATAATGAGTAAAGTGCTGTGTAGTGTAGCTACTCGGGGTAGATACTTTACAACTCTACCATTAGTCTTTCAAGCCATTATTAATCAAACTAGGTTGCCTGACAAACTGGTAATTTTTGACGATAACGATGAGCCAAAGGATATGCGGCAAGAAATGATTTATCAGTATTTCTTTCAGATGCTAGACATCAAAAAGATTAAGTGGGAATGGTTATTTGCTGATAAAAAAGGTCAGCACCATATTCACCAAAGAGCTAATACGATGGGTTTTGATTGGGTATGGCGAGTAGATGATGACTGTATCCCAGAACCTAATGTCCTTGGCAATTTATTAGGATATACAAGCCTAGACAATGTGGGAGCAGTAGGGGGCGCAATATTAACTCCACCTAATCTATTTGATACATCTAAGGTTATTGGTTCTATAGCTAATATAGATTCAGAGCCTAATATTCAATGGAATCATATTAAACAGTCAAAAGAAGTTGAGCATCTGCATTGTTCATTCCTTTATCGTGCTGGAATTTATGATTACAATCTAGGGCTTTCCCGTGTAGCTCACAGAGAAGAAACCCTTTTTACTTATGGATTACATCAAAAAGGATATAAGATATTAGCCGTTCCCCATGCGGAATCTTTGCACATGAAGAATCCCCAAGGCGGCATAAGAAGCGAAACAAGACAGGAAATTCATGAACATGACGAACAGATATTTAGAAATATTGTCGGATTGGCTGATAAAACCATTGTGGTTCTTAATTGTGGTCTTGGCGATCATATTGTCTTTAGCCGTATTCTCCCAAACATCCCAAACCCTGTGGTCTTTACTTGCTACCCTGAAATAGTGCCTGGGCGATCTATAGCGGAAGCTCAAACCTTGTTTGGCAATATTGATCAATACAACATTTACGGCAAGATGGATCAATGGAAGTGGACTGATAGCCTAGAAAATGCTTATCGGAAGCTGTATTTATGATTTTGATACATCCCTATGCCAAGCCATTGGTAAATGGTAAACGCAACCCTAAAAACTATCCATATTGGAAAGAATTAATTGCGCTTATAGATGAGCCAATTATTCAGATTGGCGTAGAAGGTGAAGAACAGCTTGTAGATGACTTCAGAAAAAACTTATCTTTTATTGAATTAAAGCAGTTAGTTAAAGATTGCCGCACTTGGGTTGGAGTTGATAGTTTTTTTCAGCATCTAGCATGGAGTGAAGGCAAGTCAGGTATCGTTCTTTGGTCAGTATCTGACCCATTAATCTTTGGACACCCCGAAAACATTAACCTATTGAAAGATAGAACAAATTTAGCATTTAATCAATTTCTTTGGTGGGACTTTACTGAATATAATGAACAAGCATTTATTTCTCCAGAAGAAGTGTTAAAATGCCTTTAAATTCCAGATAAAATAAGATTGATTAATAAACCCGTTATCTGGAGTTGCTATGACTTTGAATGAATTAGATAAACAAGAATTAAAAAACATTCTTAAAGAAGTAATTTCCGAAGCTGTAGAACAGCATCCTTTATCAGACGATGAAGTTAAGTGGGTTAGATTAGCAATAGAAGCGGAAGCCAAAAGAGCCGCTTTTCGCAAGGCTGTAATTGAAAAAACATTTCTTGGTTTATTGAGTTCTGGTGCAATAGCGGCTGTATTTTATATATTAGACATATTTAAAGATCATTGGAAATGAAAAAAATGTATCGCAGTAGGACTATGTGGTTTTCTTTCCTTTTGGTTGTTTTTGGCGCAATTTTTGATAACTTTTCCTATTTACAATCGGTCATTGACCAAAGGTACTATGGCATTATTTTGGTTATTATTGGTGTCATTGTTAGTGTACTTAGGTTGTTTACTACTGGTCCTGTAAGATGATTGACTATGCAAAATTGGCAATTTTTGGTGTTATTGTGGCTACTGTCTTTGGTAGTGGTTGGTATGTCGGCAATTCTCGCTATGTCAAATACAAGGCAGAAATAGAAGCTATTGCTAAAGCGCAAGAAGCAAGCATTGAATCTATTAAAAAACAACAGCAACTTGTAACTAAAGGAATTCAAGATGAATATGATGCAAAATTGGCTTTGTTGCGCCAGTATTATTCTAACGGGATGCGCCAGCCCAGCTCCAATAAACTGTCCACCGATGCCTTATCCACCCAGCCAGCTACTTTTATCACCCCCAACAACTTACTTGCTGACTGCGCCCAAACAACCTTGATGCTTACAGAGCTTCAAAAATGGTTTTTAGAGCAATATCAAATTAAATGATTAATAACTTTGGCAAATCTTTAGATCATATATTGCAAGCTGAAGGCGGTTTTACTGCTGATCCTAAAGACCTTGGCAATCATTTGCCTGATGGTCGCGCTGGATGTACCAATATGGGCGTAACCCAAGCCGCATGGGAAGAATATGTAGGGCATAAAGTATCAACTACTGATATGAAAGCCCTAACTAAAGAGCAAGTAGGGAAATTCTATAAGAATAGATACTGGGATAGAGTGAAAGCGGATGCGCTACCAATAGGGCTGGATTTTTTAGCCGCCAGTTTTGCTATTAATGCTGGCGTGGGATCATCTGCAAAACTTATTCAGAAATGTATTAATGCCGTTCCAGATGGAATGATAGGACCAAGAACCCTTCAAGCTATTTCTGGTACTGATTCTAAAGAGCTTATTGAGAAATTTAGCGAAGCCAAAACTAACTATTACAAAAGCCTAAAGCTCTTTTCTTTATATGGTCATGGCTGGTTGAATCGAGTTGAATCAGAAAAAACTATAGCTTTATCAATGTTGTAGTTCTAGAACTACTAGCCGATATTCATAAAGCCCATTGTTGATATAGCGTTTTTCAACTTCAAAACCGCCAAATCTAGGTTTTCTAAGATGTCTAAGTTGGGCTGAAATACTAGCTTCTGGATCGCCAGTTATAGTAGATATGCGGCTTAATGTACGCCATTCTCCATCATTCATACATTCCCAAACTCTAAGCAACTGACCAGTAAGCCTAGCATTATCCCGTTCTGGGTTGTAATCTGAGCCATCAAATCTAAGTTCTGTTTGTTCAAACATTAGAATCTCCCAATAGTTAGCCAAAATCCATAAGCAAATACAGCCAAGAACGCCAATGCCCCTAGAAAAGCCCCAATACCGCTAAAATCAGACGATTCAGGTCTTTCTATGGCAGTTGCATAGTCGGCATCTTTAAAGGCTTCTGATGCGTTTCTATAGGCTTTGCCAACCATTCCAAAGTTTCTTGTACTCATCAGAACCCCCAGCCAAACATTAAACCAAGAACTACACCCAAAATAATGACACCTAGCCATTCAATATATTTATTCATAATGGTAATTCCCCCTGAGTTGCGTTTAAAGATTGCAAAATTTTAGTTAAAGCCAATGGATCATCTTCTTTAAAGATTCGATTAAACAG